ACAGAACAAGCAAAAGCCCAGCTTGATCAACCGGATCTTCCGCAAGGCGGAGAAAGTATGCCTCTACCAAGTGACAAAGCAAAACAATGGGCTCAAAAAAATACGTGGTTTGGCAACGACAAAGTCATGACAAACGCAGCTTGGACTCTACATGAAGATCTTGTGAGTAGAGGGGTTGATGTGGAGGATGACAACTATTATAATGAAATTGATCGACAGATGAAGGATTATTTTCCTCGTCGATTTGAAGGTTCTACTGAAACAGCAGAGCAACGAGCACCCGTCCAAATGGTTGCTTCAGCTGGTAGAAAACAACAAGGACGCAGAACTGTGAAGCTCACCAAGTCACAAGTTGCTATTTCAAAAAAATTAGGGGTGCCACTAGAAGAATACGCTAAATACGTGAAGGAGGAAGCATGAAGGAAGTAAAAAAGACCTCACGCGCGTCAGAGGAACGATCGAAAGAGAAACGTAATCAACCTTGGACGCCACCGAACAGTCTCGATGCGCCACCAGCGCCTAAAGGTTTTGTTCAGAGATGGATAAGAACTGAAAGTATGGGTTTTATGGATTCAGCTAATGTATCCAAAAGACTTAGAGAAGGTTGGGTATTTTTAAGATCCGATACACTATTAAGTGAAATCGGTGAAAATGAATATCCCAAAATTCATGAAGGAAAATACGCTGGTTTGATTGGGGTTGGAGGCCTTGTGTTGGCAAGGATACCAGAAGAGATCGCAAGATCGCGCGCTGATTATTTCAAAAAAATAACAGCTGACCAAATATCCGCGGTAGATAGTGATCTTATGAAGGAACAACGACCGGGAATGCCTATCAATATAGATAGACAGTCACGGGTAACTTTTGGTGGCGGACGAAAACAATAATTTTTTTGGAATAGTCCATTACCGATATTTGTTTAACCAAAAATGGAGAATAAGACATGGCTAATGTCGCGGAAAAGTTTGGACTGAAACCAGTTCGATCTTTAGATGGAAGTGACTTTATCAATGCCCAAAACAGGTATCGTATTGCAAGTAACTATGGAACGGTGATTTTCCAAGGTGATCTGGTAACCCCAGTCACTGGCGGAGGAATCGAACGACATACTGCTGGCAGCGCTACACCTGTGGTAGGTGTTTTTAATGGGTGCTTTTACACAGACCCGACAACTCAGAAGCCTACTTGGAAAAACTATTATCCTGCGTCAGTCGTAGCGAGTGACATTATGGCATTCGTTATTGATTCACCGGATCAAGTTTACAAGATAGATTCTGATGGAGCATTTGCAGTTGCTGATATTTTTAAAAATTTTCAGGTAACTAATGTTTCGGGTAATACCGTGACCGGTACTTCGGAAGTTCAGTTAGACTATTCTAATTCAGGTATACAAACTACTGTTACTCTTCAAGCGATCGACATCTCTCAAGATGTAGATAACGATGAAGCGGGCGTAGTAAATGTAGACGTGTTAGTTAGAATTAATAACCACTTTTATAAGACTGGAACGGCAGGCTTAGCATAATAGGAGCATAATATGGCAATATCACGAGCACAGCTAGTTAAAGAACTAGAGCCAGGTTTAAATGCACTATTTGGCCTGGAATACAATAGATACGACAATGAAGCAGCGATGATTTTCGCTACAGAAACGTCTGATCGTGCGTTCGAAGAAGAAGTTATGCTTTCTGGTTTTGGAGCTGCGGCTACTAAAACTGAAGGCGCAATGGTTACTTTCGACGATGCGAAAGAAGTTTACACAGCAAGATACACTAACGAGACAATTGCTCTCGCTTTTGCAATCACTGAGGAAGCTATCGAAGACAATCTGTACGACAGACTAGCGGCTAGATACACAAGAGCATTGGCAAGATCAATGGCACATACTAAACAAGTTAAAGGTGCTACGATTCTTAACAACGCTTTCACTTCAGGTACTGGAGGAGATGGTTCGTTTTTATGCGTAACCAATCACGCTCTATCAACTGGAGGTACGTGGTCTAACGCGCTGGCAACAGCGGCTGATTTGTCAGAAACATCACTTGAACAAGCACTGATAGACATTGCAGCGTTCGTAGACGAAAGAGGATTGAAAATAGCTCTTCAAGCACAAAGAATGATTCTTCCAAAAGAATTACAATTTACTGCTGAAAGAATTATGAGATCTCCTCAAAGAGTCGGAACAGCTGATAATGATATCAACGCAATTTATCAAATGGGTATGGTTCCACAAGGTTATCATGTGAACCATTTCTTAGTAGATACTGATGCG